CAAGACTCATGTTTTTAATTTGGTCACGAGTAAACTGAGTAGTCTTTTGGCCAGCATTGTTGGAACGAACAGATGAAACAGCCGGATCAGCCGCCTTCTTTGCATCGTCCAAAAGCTGCTTTTGCTTATCCGCTTTAGCGTTCACGGGACTAGCACCTACAGCCTCTTTGTACGAGGAGAGCATCCAAATAACCGATTCAGGGTTGCCAGTAGCGAGGATGTCTTGAACTTCTTTAGGTTGGCGTGATACCCATCCCTGAAAATCAGGTGTATCAACAACTTCGTAGGCGTCTGCATGTCCTTCAACAATGGCTTCTCGATGAGCTTCTTTTGCTTTATTAGCATCAGAAGTTTGTCGAGACTGTTCCATCTGGGATAGCTGCCCACTCATCTTGTCGATAAGTTGTTTCTGGGTTCGCATGTTATTTACGAGAGGATTAAAGTCTTCACCGTATTCATCCACGAAGGATGTTAGGTCATCCGCCTCAGCCACTAATGGCCTCGGTGGAGCATCTACACTAGGAGCTGATGCTGGCATGGTAGCCATCATCTTGGCGCTTTCTAGCTGAGTTTGAAGTGCTTCATTCTGCTTGCGAAGTTCCGAGGCTTCCATAGACGCCTGCGTCATCTTCTTGCGTGCATTCTCGTAAGAGGCTTGCGCGTTGTGAATACGCTCTTGCGCATTCTTTATACTCACTCCATCAGTTTCAAAGTTAGCTGAGTTGTCCTCTTCAGGTTCTGCTTCAGTTGCCACTGCCGCTTCTTCTGCTTTGGGTTCTGCCTCGCTTGTTACTTCTGGTTCAACCACTTGGGATTCAATACCATCAGTTTCAGCTTGCGCTTCCACCGACTCAGTTACTTCAACCTTGTCCGTTACGGGGGTTGATGTAGCCTGTTTTAAAGCCTCGTCTGCTTCCGCTTCTAAACGGTCTATTTGCTCTGGTGTCACTTGCTCTCTCCGCAATGATGGGTATCAGGCCGATCCGCGCCTTATCCTGTTCGGGGGCACTTATTCGGGAATTCCTTCACCCGCTCCAATTCAGCTGGGGCGAAATCGCTTATCCAGCCAGAAAAAAATAAAGCTATGTTTTGAGGAGTGTCTGCGCAGTCTCTTCGATCTGCAGCAGCTTACGAAGCACCGCACATTCCCCTTGTAGCGTGCGATAAGCACCAAGGTCGTGAGGGTTCGTCTCCATGTCTTCCTTCGCAATGTCATACATGCGTTGGAGGTATTCTTTGAAGCGACCCCATTGATCGGGGTTGCTATATGTGAGGTACATGACAGCTTCAACTTCTGATCGCTGTAATTGTTTTCGATTCATTTGGTTAGCCCATATTGCTTAGCCACCAGTCGGACATAGCCTGCATCAAGTTCGATGGCATCAAGGAATAGGGCATCGGGACACTGCAGGTAATCCCATGCACTGTCCTGAATGTTTGGTTTGATGTGGGCTAAATCCGCCACCGCTTGCTTGATGACAGCAAACGCTAGGCGATTTTCTGGGAGACTGAGTTGCAGTCCTTTACGAATGTGTTTAACAGCCAGCTCAGCTCTAATCACCTTGGATAAGGTGTAAAACTTTTTAGGATCACCACCTATACTGAGATACCAAAGATCTGGTTCGTATCTTTCAGTATGGTATTCCATACATTACTGACTAAACCCGTCTGGGGTCTTGCCTTGTTGTACGGATTGAACCGTTTGGGCAGCGTATGCCCTGTCTCGAGCAGCTTCTGCCTCTCTTTCTGCAGGCAATGTCTCAGCATCAACCATATTGAGCATAGCTTGTGACTGCTCTCTCTTGGCTTGAGCTTGAAGCTTGGCGATTGTGGCCGCTTGTTCAGCCATTTCAGCCTCCATATGAGCCTCTCGCATCTGATCATCTGCTGTTTGCCTTGCCTCTTGAGCTTTCATCGACTCGTCATCAGGTAATGGCATGAACTTATCAGGGTCTAGATCAAGAGATCTGGCTACTTCACCTAGCACAACGCGTCTATCTGTTAATGGAAGATCAATTTCGTTGGTTGTCATCTGAGCAAACTGGATAAGACGCTGAGATTGGACTTCTTTAGCCAACAATGCAGTAGAACCACGGGCAACAATCTTCATATCACCTTTGATTTCTTCTTTAATGTTCCATCTCATGTTCCAGTTGTACAAACTGACAATTAGAGGACGCGTCAAATAGTCATCAATGTTCTTAATAATCGATTTAACTGCAATAGAAGCGGCACCCATCATCATGGATATGCCTGACGCTGTCTTAGTCATGCCCGGAGTATTCTGCCCGTGGCTATAAGATGGCATTGATGTTTCTTCATCAGCGAAACGTCTAAATAATTCGATCACAGTGGTTAGATGTTGCGATACATTCTGTGGCTGATAGAACCTGAGCATGGGTGTGGCTGAATCTCCACCTTCACGCAGCCAAATTTTCCATGGGTGGATGTCAGTAACATCGGCTCCAGCTGGAAGCATATTGGTATTGACTTCAACTTGAGGGCCAGAAGAAATTGCTTGGTTATCAATGAAGATTCTGACGGCAGCGTTAATTGTGTCTTGCGAATCACGCATCATCTTAGGAACACCTGTGCCCCATAACTGATGAGGAGTGCGCTCGTAAGGAAACAATTGATAGGGAAGCTCACCACCTTGGTGTGGGTTCAATCGAGCACGAACAACTTTAGATCCACAGATCCAGACGTTAGCTTCATACTCTTCAGTTTCGTCTTCTACTTCCAATCCAGCTTTCTGAAGTTCAAGACCATCGACTAAACCCCACCACTCAATAACCTCAAAGCGGTTAGAGGTTGTCTTCATTAACTGACCAGCAATATGTCGGCGCGATTGTTCGTGGGTTTCTTCAACATGGTTTCCATCAGGATTATCGGAAACGATTTCGTCTATGTTTTCTGTACTGAATCCAGTCATTTTCTTTAGCGCACGAAACTGATGCTTCGTCATTACATGACGGTGAAACACACCAGATAAATCGCTTAAGTCAACTGCATAAGGATCAGGATAAACATCGAAAATTGATACATATTCGATATTTGGTTTAGCGATTTCTTCTGAGGACATTGCCCAACCATCAGGCGTTTCTGACCATCGCTGTTTATTTTCCACTTTTACAGTGGATCCCTTCACGCAACCTGTGCCCAGCATGCAAGATTCCATAATGGCTTTCTTGTACACACCTTCATAATTCAATTCTTCTAACTGATCCTTCATTTCGAGGGTCATCAGTTCAGCACGTTTTTTAGCAATTTTTCGAGCTTCTGCTGCAGCTTCTTCCATCACTTCTTCTACGCGCTGCTTAGCCAACTCCATTGGATCAATCTGTAGCTCACCACCTTCAGACTGTAACTGCTGCATAATGGCTTCTACTTCAGACATAGCCCTTTGGTGTAGCTCTACAACAGAAGGCTCATCCATCATCTCAGGGACGCTGGTGGGTTCTATGCTCCAAGGCATATCACCACTAGGAAACAATAGATCAATGATGCGACTGTAAGCCGCCATTGTTTTTTCACGGGTCAATCGAACATAGATTTGTGAACGGTTAGGATCAGCAGACAAACGGGACTGTGTCTCTTCGTCATATTGAGCATTGAACGCACGAAGGTCTTTGACCCAGTCATCTTCAATATCTTTACGAGCATCACTCCATTCTTCAAAACGATTACGCAGCGTTCCGCCTAATGAATCAGCAACTCTTTCGTTGTTCTCTTCTTCATTAGTTTGAGGCTCTTCACCTTCTTTGTAATCAATTATCATTTAATACCCTACACCCGCTTGAGCGGCCTTAAACTGTCGTATACTTACTACGGAGTGGCCATAATTTCTTGGCATCCTCCGATACATTTCACAAGCGATGGCATAAGACATGACGCGGTCATCGTAATAACCATGTCTAGAGTTAGTGCTACCGTTTGCTTGAACGATGTAAGTTTCCATTTCATCAATCGTTTCTTGGCAGACAATGCCAGAATCAGAATCTCGGATAATGGATGCGAGGTTGTCGATGATTAAAGGTTTGGAACGAGATGTCGTAAGCCAGCCAACTTTCTTGAATTGTTTGCCGTCATACTCACGTTCTAATTCTTCTTGCATATAAAGGTTGGGGTAACCTTTATTCTTTAATATAGTTAGGGTGGTGAGTCCGTGGTTGTTTCGCTCAACGCCCATGAAGGCTCTGCGATAAAGCATACCCAAGGCATAAAGCAAGTCACCGAAATGATCAGGAGCAATCTTTCCATGCCACTGAGCTACCTGATTACCATCTTGATCAAGTACATCTGCACAGGAGAAGTCTCCCTTCTCTAACCCCTCTGCAACGTCAACGCCTATAACGTAACGAGAACTTGATTGAGGTAGATCCCAAACCCTTAAACAGCCATCAGCTTTTTCAATTAAGGTTTGCGATTCAATCTGAAGGTCAGCTCTCATCATTGGGGAGTAACACTCATCTCTTGCGGCCATGAGCCATGAAGAGACAAACACACTACGACCCGAGGAGATAAACGCTTCGTTTGCTGAAATGGGATACTCTTGCCGGAACAAGTCATCAGAGCGAAGCTCCATGATTTTATTGCGCCGCCAATAAAGCTGATCGTTTGTTAAGCCAAGGCTCTCTACCATCTGTTCTTCTTGTTTCGTCTTAACGAAATCTACAGGGCATAACATGACGTATTCAGGTTGCCAGTACCAAGGTACAAATATTAATTGGTATGTGCCTTCGCCTCGCTGTGCTGCCTGAACCATTTCATAGAACACACCACCAACACCGTTGGCAGTTGATTCAAGAATAACTTCAGTACCATCCTCAGATGGAACGGCTTGCAATACACCAGCTAGATGCTCTTCACCGTTGGGCCAGAAACCAACTTCTGATCCATGAAATAATTGTAGGGTTTGAGATCGACCTACTGCTTTGTTGCCTGCAGTACCTACTTTATAACCAGAGTCTATCTTGTCGAACATTAACTCTTTGGCGTTTGAGCTTGAGACCGATGGTGCGAAAGGATTGCCATCATGATAACGGCGAACCATGTCAAACAAGTTAGCCGTAGCTTCATGCTCATGTGTAAGGATGAAAGCACGCTTGCCTCGGTTCTGACTCACCTTGTGATAGAAACGAGCCTCAGTGTACGTTGAGCATCCTTGTTGCCTACCTTTAAGAACAAGTGCCCTGACCTTTCCAGTCTCAAGAATCTGCTTCTCTAACTTCTCATGTATATACTGCTGCGCTTTGTTAAGCACAAACCTTTGCTCATCACCTTTCTTTGTTCGGATGTTGAGGCATGACTTTGCAAAATAAGGGAAGTTAGTTTTTAACGCCTGAAGCTTTTGTTTTTCAGCAGGGGTCATATACGATCAATGTCATCAATGCTAACGACATTGGTTGATTCAATGTAATCACCCTCGATAGCATCATCTTCCAAGGCAGGTAGATCAGCGATAACAGATTCAATAGCAATCTTTGAGTCAACAGTCTTCTTGTCAGTGAACATGGCTAAGTGGCGACCTAACTGAGTCCAAGCAGTAACCCTAGATCCGGGCGAACCGAACTCCATGTCCTTTGCCTCTTTGATAAGACCTCGGACAACCATCTCTTCATCTACTAAAGATTTTTCTTTAAGCTCGTTCATTCGCTCTTGCATAAATAGCCTTGAGTGATGTTTATTCAATATCCTTACAGCGACCTTCTTGTGAATGATCTGTGCCTTAGCCATTGCTCTAGCCAAATCAAAATCAATCATGTATTCCATAAGGAAGTGTTCTTGTCGAACTGTGATAAGTGTTCCAGTTTCCTCTAGGATCTGGCCACCATGACGCTGCTGCTGACTTTTAAGTCCGTTGCGACTGCACCAACGTTTGAATTTTTCTTTGCGCCTATCTTCTTTCGCCTTGTGTTCAGCGATGATGGCGTCTTCTTCTTTTTGCTTTGCGATTTTCG